CGATGTGAATTACCTAGAGGCATAATATTCTCCTTTCAAGAGAGAGATAAATCCAGGGCTTACCTTTCGGCAGAGGCCCTGGATATGTTGTTTCTTATGCTCGTGAGTAATTAATACGAACGACTAGAACACCAGCAGTATAAGCAGCAGTGTCATAGTCAGCTACGATTACACCAGAGTTAGCTAGAGTCGTACCGACAAGAGTGCCAGCACCAGTAGAACCAACACGTAGAACGTTCTTCTCACCAGCAACGTTAAGAGCAGTTAGAGCTAGAGCAGCTACTAGACCGTCTTCGTCATAGGTTGTAGTACGATCTTGTCGAACCAGTCCAATATTAAGAGCAGCAGAACCACTCGATGTGCAAGCTGTCTCTGAGATTACTTCGATCTCTTCGATAACTGCACCAGCAGGAATTACTACATGGTCATCCATAATAGCAGAAGCAGTACCTAGACCTGTAGCGGTAATACGAAGTTCAACAGTGTGAAGACTCTCGTCTCCAGCAACTACGTAACCACCACGACCAGCTACGCCGATCTCCTTATGAAACTTTACATATAGTCCGTCGTTGTTATTCCAAGCCATGATTATTATCTCCCTAATTATACTTGGTCAGTGTCAGTGATGACAACGAATGTGTTCTCAGGGCGATAAAGCTTGAGACCATAACGTGCAGTAATCACGTACTCTTCACGCTGTAGGTCTTTGTTAAACTCTGAGTCGACCTTTGGAGACTGGCCCCAAGCACCGACGAAAGGAGTTGCCATTGGATCAGCAGAGAAGAAGAGGTTAGCAACACCACTGGCTGAAGTCTTAGTACCAATTGTTTCGTTGACTGAAGTCTTCAGATAGTTTGAAACATAAACGTCAAACCCGAAGATGTTCATGCGGAACTGCATGCCAGTGGAGATACCATCGCGAACGATGCCTTCCCACATTGGGTTGTTAGAGACGTTGACGAGGTTAGACAGAGTAGTTAGAGTATACTCAACAGATGGATCAACAATCGCAACGAGGTTAGTCATTGGGATGTTGGCTTTCTGCATACCGTAACGAACCTTTGCAAAGTCAGTAACAGAAATAGTTTCTGCTGTGCCTGAGCCGATCCAACGATGTTCAGCACCGTTGATGAGGTTTGTGTTTGAGGCAGTCTGACCATCGGGCATTAGCTTCATGAGGTCAGTTTCAATGCGAGTCATGATTGCTCGGGTCTGCTCTGGTACGAAACGAGAGACAAGCTCCTGAGCGTAGTAAAGGTCCTGCATCGCCTTAACAGTGATGAACTTACCATCTGCGATGTAGTTAGTGATGTTGAACTGGAACCTAGATACTCAAGCTTTCGCTTGAGAGTAGACTATATCTTCACCCTTAGGTGTTTCGCGTGTAGTCGTTGAGGAACGGACGAATTCATAATCTTCATCATCATATCTTAGATGCTTCAGAGACTTGTTTTGCTCTTCAGCTTTATCAAGTCTACGAGACACGAAGGATAAAAGTGTTTCTCCGTAAGCTTTCTTTTCCCCTACCATAAAAGGTAAGACAGCAATTAGGAAAATCTTTATATATCTTGCGTGCTGTGATCTAAGTGTGTAAAATCTTTTAGTTCCCTTTTTAGGTTGTCTCTCCATCCAAGTGAAGTTACATCCAAGTTCTTCCAAAAGTGATCTTACTTTATTCATGATGTGAAGATCAGTGTTTCCTACTTCAACAGCAGGAGTTATCTGAATTCTTTTATCATTTACTGGGCGAGAGTAAAGCATTATGCTCCCTTCTCCTTCCCAAATACCAGCAAGCCATGCTAGGTCTGCTTCTTTCATTTTGTCCTTTCCTGCGGATTGCCCTGCTTTGCTAAGCTCTTTACCCGATACGATTTTTACCAAGGGTACGTTCGGTTTTAGGGGTTTCCCGCATATAGCGAAATTGTTTTTCACACGTAGTGTGGGTAACTATCCAGCAGTTAATTACCAGTGTCAAGAGAGCTATAGGTGACTGGAGTATTCTCGACGTAGTCGCTTACTTCAGACTGACCGATAGAAGGAATGTTAATAGTCGAACCCATATCTGAATTCAGATCGTTCAACATCTTAACGTAACGCATGCCCATCAGTTCGTCAGTAAGAATGTCTTTGATCTCATTTGACCAAAGCTGACTGCGCTGTAGATGCTGTGTATTAGAAGTAGTATGCATTTGTGGTTATACTTTCTTTTATGAATAGAAAGCGTCGCCTTGCTCCACTGCGTCTTTCATTCGCTGCCAAGTAGATTCCTTTGAGAAATATTTACTTGGTTCAGTCTTACGCATGTTCTGGTAGTAAGCGTAGTTACGTTTAGTAACATTGCTGTCAGTTCGTAAAGAAGAACGGGGTGGAGAGGTTAGGCGCTCTCCGCTTCCTTCATTAACAACCAGTTTAAGTAGGGCACTTGGAGACTCTTCCGCTAGTGCGGTCATCCTCTCAATAGTAATCCCTAGTTCACTAGACCTGCTCTTTAGAACTTCGGCGTACTTATCACCATAAACCTGTCGAAGTTGTTTCTTAGCTTCTTCGACATTCTGGAGTTTGGTTCGCTTTGTTTCTTTTTCAGTGACGTGCTTATCCACCATGGTTAAGACGTCGGCTTCAGTAAGAGTTGCTTGTGAGACTGGTCGTTCAGGAGTCACTGGTTGTTCTTCCTTACTAGCACCTGGGTTAGCTTCAAGCTTAGCAATCAGGTCTTCGAGTTTCTTGGCCTGTTGTGTATAAGCTCGTAGCTCAGCATTCTCTTTTTCTAGTCGATCAATATGCGTGTCCGCATGTAGCTTAGCTTTGGCAATTTCGTCAGGAGTCTTGTAACGTTTGCCTTCGCCGACTAGATCATCGAACTTTGGTTCGACTTTTGGTTCATCATCAATTAGCATTTTGGTCTTTCTGTCAAAGCCGTTGGTTAAAGTGTTAGGAGATCGAGAATTCTTTTGTACGCTTCTCGTTTCCCATTAAGGTGTGCTTGTCTGTGTGACCAAGCAACACTCTCGTAATCATTAAGTGAAGGAGGTTTGTCTGCTGCCTTCATTTCCATCTCTAGAATTTCCCTCAGTCGTTCTACAACAGGTCCTCGTAGAACATACGGCAGGGTCTCTAGAAAGTCTTTCTTGGACTTCTCTTCTCTAAGATGAGCTGTCCAAATTACGGATGTCTTACTCAAGTTCTGGTTCCTCTAGTGATACCTCTGGGTCTTCGTCACCCGGTAGGATTCCTGCTGGAGTAGCCACTTCTTCAGTAAAGTTTTGTGTCTGAGAATTCATGAGTCGCTTCATATCCATCTCTTCTGAGACACGAATGAAGGGTTCGACTAGTCCATACTTCTCTACGTCTACAAGCTGTTCTACTAGGCGTGCTAACTTAATTGTCGAGAAGTGAGCTTTTACATCCTGATAGATTGGAGACTGAGATAGAGTAGTAAGGTCCTGGATCATCTGAGACTTCTCAGCAAAGTTCCTAGCAGCCATGGGTCGAATACGACCAACACCTACAAGGTCTTCCTTTGTAATAGTAGAGAAGATGTTAATCTTAAACTCATCGTCTAGGACTCTGATCTCTGCCTTTGAGAGATTACGCTTAGCTAGTTCAAGCATAGCGTTCAAACCATTCTCAGTAATAAATCTCTCATAGAAGGAAATCTTATTCATGAATACACGACCAGAAGAGTTCCCAAGCATCTGAACTTCGAACTTGGTTTTCTCTCCGGGAGTTCTAAAGCCAAGAGCCTCTCTTGGGGCTCCAGCCAACTCTTCCATTTTATTCTCGTAGAACATGATCTCTGAGTCTGCCTGAAGCACTTGCACGTCAGGAGAGAGAAGCTGTACATCTCCATCATCCTGTACGTAAATACGTTCCATAGGACCCCATTCGAAATCTTCTACGACACCTTTGATCTTGATAACTGGGAAGCGAGTAAGGTCATACACGTCCGCTTTCATATTCTCGATATGATCAATGCGGTACTGCATACCTACTAGGTTATCAAGTGGACCCATGGCCCAGAGGTTGTCTGGTCGTAGTCTCCATCCTGCATGATAGATTGGAGCTTGACCAAAGTAGGAAGGATTAGGAGCTTGGATAAGAACCTTGTGACGATCTACAATCTTAACGACGTAGTTCTTCAAGAACTTACCAGTATCCTCATCATAGATATCACCATAGAAGGTGAGTACTTCTGCGTAATTAGACTCTAGGTATTCACGATAAGAAGTGAAACCCGCAACACGATAGATGCTATCCTTGACATCAAGGTCATTAGCACCTAGTCCGGATACATGTTTACGAATACCTACTAGATAATCATAGAGTACTTCTACTGCTCTGATGTCTTCTTCTGAACCAGAGGACTCACGCATCAAAAGTTCCTTCACTTCTCCAATAGAGATTAGTGAGCGAACAATCTTAGGTGACTCAAGGAAGCTTGGAGCAGCAGGATTAAATACAATGTCAAGAGGAGAGATACGACGAAGCACTGGGCCTACGTATCCAACTTGATCGGTAGCTCCATCAGAGTTACGACCATCATACCAATCAGGCATGACAAAGCAGTTGCCGTAATCAATGTAGTCATACACTAGCTTAGACATGACATCGTAGAACTCATTACGATCTACGACCCATTGCATGTAAGACTCAATTACTTCCTTTTTATCCTTGGTGTCATCAGACTCTTGATCTGGTACCCACTCCATCCACTTATGCTTTGGAAACATAGCAGACATATAGTTAGTATATAGGTTGTCTCTGATCTGGCAGAGCTTAGGAATGGTAGTCTTGTTAGACCAAGGAAGCTTAGAGTTTGTAGTGTGAGTGGTGTCTGTAGCAAAAATGTAACGCTGAATCTCATCCCACTCATTCTTCTTTTCATCACGAAAAGTTTCCCAAGACTGATAGCGCTCAGCGATGTGTGTAGCTAAGCTGTCTTCATCAATGATGTTCTTGATATCAATTGTCTTAGGCATCAAGCAAAGCCTCCAAAGCGAGAACTATAAAGATTAGATTTCTGCACGTTGTTTGTTCTTTCAATTACTCGGGAATTAGTTGGAGCAATGGCCATGCTTATTGCACTAGCTAGAGCGTCTTTAATATCATCATGAGATGGTTTAGAGTACATCAACTCTTGTTCAAGAAGTTCACAATTTCCACCTCGATAGTGCCAGACATTTCCGTTAGCATACTTAGGTTGTAACGTACTTTCAATTCGTTCTGCTTTTGAACCTTCTGATTTCATCGGACGGTATTCGTCAATGGTTAGTACTAGACCGTGGTTCTTAATGTAGTCATTCTTAAGAGTTTTAACGATGATCTCTTGAGCTACTGTTACTTCAGCACGTAGTTTTCTAAACTGCCACTTAGTATGTAGCTTCAGGATTTTATCGAAGTACTCTGAAATCTTGTTGGTTCTAAATCTCTCGATATCTAGGACGTAGATGTTATTAAGAGAATCGATTCCAATTACTACGATAGAGGTATAGTCAGCTTTTAATGAGAGAGAGAAAGCAAAGTCAATAGAAGCAAAGATATTTAATCTACGACCATTGACTAACCAGTTTTGACCATCCTTAACAACATTCTTACGTTCGTAGTATTGGAAATTTTCTTGTTTGATAGAAGCATTAGAGATGTCGTTAGGGTTGTTGTAATACTGTGATCTAAACTTGGAGAAGTCAGAGTATTGTGCTTTCTTCTTAGATAAGATTTCTCTGTTGAAACCAAACCACTTACCATCTCCTCGTTGAGTACGAGGCCAGAGATATTCTCCTGATCCATCTCCTATAGATTCTACAGGCCGCTCGTAGATTTCAAAGAGGGAGTGAGTATCAATTACGTTTCCTTCATCGTCATACGTTTCGTATGTCATAGACAAGAAGTCGTTGTAAAGGTCTAGAGGGTGATATCGAGTTCCTACTACCCAGAACTGAGAGTCGGTACCTGCGATTGAAGCGAGGTATGATGCTTGTGAAGCTACCTTATTTCGTCCTTCTTTAGTTTCAGAGTTATCGATTACTACGTCATCTAGTACAGCAATGTCGCAGTGCATGCCTACAATTGTGGTGGTGAGACCTGCTGTAAAGATTGTAGGATCGCGTACTGTTTCATTCTTACGAGCAGGGTGATCTACTGAGATTTCATTCTCTGTCCACTTCTCTCGCTTAGACTCTTCTTGGTTGACCATCTCTGGCCAGAAGGCTCTGTATCTGTCACACGTAAGAATATCTTTAATGAACTTAAGTTGCTTAGTAGCTAGGTTAGAAGTAGCAGAAACGTAGAGTACTCGTATAGAAGGATTACGTGTGATCTCCCAAGCAACACGGTACGCTATGAGAGCAGACTTTTGATGGTCACGAGGGAAGAGAAGAAGTTGATGAGTAATCGCATCTTTACGATACCACCATGCAATAACATCTTCGTGACAAGAACCTAGGACTCTGTGTGGATGGACGTATTTAATAAATGTTAGCAGGTCTTTTTCACAAGCTTGCTTTAAATCTGTACTTTTATTTTTTACTGCCATACGTTTGCCGGAGTAGAAAAGTTTCTGATGTCAGTATATGTGACACCTGTGCTAGAGCGCCATCCTGCTGGGAATCCTGTTTCAGTGTCTGCTGGTTGTTCTGTAAGAGAGAATGCTACTACTGCCCAGGTGCGATTCATTACATCACGAAGCACACCA